CGCTCAGGCAACACTCTTGCTAGGACGTCAGCAATCAACATGCTAACAATCCAAGACTTTCCAACACCAGGGGAACCAGCGCAAGTAATTGCGTAAGGTTCTTGACGGACAAATTGTTTAGAGGGAGAGAAACAATCAAAAGCATCTTGCACCTTCTTTAACATTTTACCATAGGCTGTCAAGGCATTTTTCACTCTTATCCCTTCAACACCAGCAAACACCTTTTGAGTGAGTTTGGCGCCCTGAATTTCAAGCTGACGAGCACGATCGCGGCTACCCAAATTCATAGGAAGCCGGCCCTCATGCATCTCTTGTGCAATTTCACGAACACTCGTACACCAAGCATCAATTTCAGGCTCTGTCTTAACAATCCATTCCTCAACATCACCTCCATTAACCATAGTCTTAATCTCATTGACACATTTGACAAACAAATCAATAACAAATGCGGAGACTGTAGTTAGACCATCAGTCAATTTTGGTAAATCACCAATGCTTTTCATAAAGTTAGCAGAACGCTTGCCTTTTGGCACGGTGTGGACAGTAACAAGACTAGTTAGCAAAAGAGCTAAGCCAACTATAGGAGTCTCATTGTTTGCTTCAGCGTAAAAACCTTCATCAATCCCACCATCAACTTCTTCATCAAAATCACTTTGATACAATACATCATGGATGCGCTTCTTAACATTGTCAGAAAATTGCGCACCAATCTTCATTGTAAGGTATCCAAAGAGCGGGACACCAAAGAGATAAATAACTGGGATCCAAACCTTTTTAGGCTTGCCACGACAAAACAATATAAGTGTAATGATCAAAATGGCAGTAGGTAAAACTTCCAAGCTAAACTTGACAGAACTAGCCACAGCTGATACATTGTTCAACGTGCGGTTAGCAGCTTCAAGGGTCTCTTTCATTGTGTTTGTCACATTGTCAATCTTTTCCTTATCTTCAGGAGAAATCTCAACTTTGTGATTGATGGAAAGTGAATCCCACCAGGCTTGGGCTTCAAATTCATCAATATCGAATGAATCTGAGCCACCAGCTTGAGCCTCAAAATCTTCATAAGGTTCAACAGAATATGATCGCAATTCTTCACGACAAATCTGCTCGAGGGATGGCACACTATCGCGTGTCAACAATAATTGTTTCATGCGCATAGTTGCATAATGAACGGAAAGGTAAAATCTTGGTTTATCAACGACACGCAACCGAAGAGCACGTGAAATTGATTTCAGCTTTTTCGCATTCATGTTTTCAATGTGAGCTGGGTTCATACTTTTAGGTCTAAAAAGACGCTGTTCTTCAAGGTCATCAAAAAATTCTTCAACGACATTCCAATCCCATCCATCAAACTCATAACTGGGAGCAAGCATAGCTTCATCATATGCAGCTTCTAGAACAGAAACGCAATCAAACCAAGACTTATTCCTATAAGGGTTTTTCCTGAGCATCAAACATTTCCGCAATCTATGAATAGATTTTGGAGGTTCTTGCTCAATCTCAACATTTTGAATCCACTCATCAAATAAAGTAGGATCTACAGATTCAAATTTAATTTCTTCTGCAGACTTCTTGTGCTTGATAAGGGCCGGGGGGGGTACCAGGGAATTGTTACCATTCGCGGTTGTTTCGGGGGTATCGGTTACAAGGCGACCGAGTTGCGCTCCATCAATAATTTGAGATGGTGCTGTGCGGGTATTTGTTTAAACTCATACTGGGGTAATTCACAATTCACCCAATCGGAGCCCTCTATAATTTTGCCTGGCAGCAAGATCGCTGACAGCCTAAAAGTGGGGGACACCCATAAAAAGGGATTTCAAAGACATCAGCCTACTGAAACATAAGAAGATAGTTCCAATACCTGTATATTAGTCAATGATTGTGAGAGCAGTGTCACGAATAAATCGAGGCTCACTCTCTACTTATTAAACTACGAATAATGTCTAAGTATAAACACTACAAGACACGTGAAGCAACATACGACGTGTGGCGCAAAATTCCAATCTTAAAATACGAATCGCACTTGGTATCCATACGATAAGGTGCACTAT